CCTAAATATAGATCCCGCTGAAGTAGATATCATGGAATCTAATCTAGGTGAGTTTGCACAATTCGATGGAGAGAATGTTGCATTGGATTGTATCTTTGAAGAAGAGAAGAAACCAATCGGTAAACCTATGCGTGGTGGCCCTAAGAAGTACTACGTATATGTTAAAGATGGAGACAAAGTAAAGAAAGTATCATGGGGTGATACAACTGGACTTAAAGTAAAGTTGAATGATCCCAAGGCACGTAAATCGTTTGCAGCTCGTCACAAGTGTGACCAACAGAATGACAGAACAAAAGCTGCATACTGGGCATGTCGTTTACCCCGATATGCGAAACAGTTAGGGTTAAGTGGTGGCGGAAGTTTCTTCTGGTAAACCATACCTTGAGATGGTATTACATGATGGATCTAGGATCAGAACATTTGATCCTAAAGTTGACGATGCAGAACTAGTATGGCATAGAGATGAAAGGACTAGAAGAATAATCGTCATGGAAGGATATGGATGGGAACTCCAACTGGATAACAAAAAACCTTTCGACTTACTGGAAGGTCATAGTTATACCATTAATAGAATGGAATACCATAGAATAATTAAAGGTGATTCTACGTTAGTTTTAAGGATCATAGAAGTATAAATAGTATAAGTCGAAAGACTTTTATCACATGGGAAAACTGTAAATGGCAGACACAAATCAACAACGTTTAGATCGTATTGAAGAGAAGATTGATAAACTCTCGGATGCCATGATCAGTCTCGCTCGTGCGGAGGAGAAACTAATCGCAATCGAAAAGAATAATCATAATCATTTCGAACGAATGAATAAATTTTCTCAAAAGTTAGATGACATAGAAAAAAAGGTAGACGATAATGCACGTACAGTGCAAATCATTAACTCAATAGTATACATGGTAGCAATCGCAACAGTAGGTGTTGTAGTTGACTACTTCTGGTTAAGTCAATAGGAGACAACATGAATATCTCAGATATTAAAAAAATGAAAGAGGCATATCTTGAGGTTGTCTCTGAAACACAGAAAGAAGACATCGATCCTGAACTTCTAAAGAAAGCTGCTGTCGGTAAAAAGAAAGCAGATGATGAAGAAGAGAAAGGTAAGAAAGCGGTTCCTGCTGGTAAAGATGTTGACGTAGAGAAGGACGATGAGTCTGGAGACGAAAAAGAGGACAAAGTCATTCCACCTAAGAAGAAGAAAAAGGATGATGACGAGAAGGAAGAACCACCTGTCGATGAAGACAACTCTAATGATGAGGATGATGACGGTGAAGGTTTAGACAAAGTCCAACCCAAAGCAGTTAAGAAGAAGTTCAAAGATCGTAAAGACAAAGACATCGACAACGATGGTGATGTAGATTCTTCGGACAAGTTCTTACACAAGAGACGTAAAGCAGTATCTAAGGCAATGGCAAAAGAAGGTTTCGAAAATGCCACCGAAGATCTACTGAACGCAATCGAAAACATCTTTGAGAAGAAAGCTGACGGTGAAGAACACGGTGAAACTCAATCTAAGAAAGAGAAAGAGTTCGCTGATCAACACAAAGGTAAGTCTGACAAGAAAGTCGAAGATAATGTTGAAGATGCAAAAGACAAAGTAACAGCGGCAGGTCGTGGTGGCCCATCACCTAAGAAACGTCCAGGCGATAATCCACAAGGCGACAAAGCACCTGTTAAAGTTAAAGAACAATCTGAATTAATTCAGAAAACTCTAGAACAACTTCGTAAATAAAACTTAGGAGTATATTATGGCTAAATTAGTACCACCAAATTGGTGTAGTAACGCAATCCCGACCGAACGTGGTTGGGAAGATCCCGATACAGGTGAACTGTATGTTTCTGGAGGTTTCTCTCTAGAACAATTACAGGATCACAATGATGAAGTAGATATGTTAGTTAATGCAAGATTAGCTGGCGCTGACGTACAATCATTGACTGAAGCACCTGTGGGTAACAAATCTCTAGATGAGATGACAAAAGTAGAACTCGAAGCACTGGGACGAACACACGGTGTAGAACTTGATCGAAGACGTAGTAAAGAAACACTAGTTGATCAAGTAGAAGAAGTTCTCGATCTTAGTAAGATGAGTAAAATACGACTAGAACAATTAGGTCGTCAACACGGACTCGAACTAGATCGTAGATTAACTAAAGATAAACTGATCGCTCAATTAAACGAATATCTTAGTTAAGTTTTACCCTAGATAGTAGTATGAAATTTTACATACTCACGTCTACGGATCTGTCGTCTCTGGTACGTCACAAAGAGACAATTCCAATCGAAGAACAAGTAGTCATCATCAATTCCCTCGATGATGACTACGTTCGATCTGCCTCCGCATATTGTGAAGAAAACAATATTACCTATCACATAACCGAATCAGACGGTACTGCTGGTACTGGGAAAAACTCTGTCATGAAGAAGTTCCTAGAAACAGATGAAGAGTACATGGTACAAGTTGACGGAGATGATGAAATAACCAAGTTCGGATATGAATACTACAAAAGTATTGCTGACCTAGATACTCCACCAGATCTTCTTGTACTACATTACCAATGGCAAAGATATGCAAAAACTTTTTCTCAGAGTAGGACAACTGGTAAGACAAAGGTTGCAGAGTGGGCAAGGTCATGTGGTTGGGTACGAAAGAACACCGCACGAAGAGAACTATATACTCCAGTGGATAATTCTAACTATCTAAGATTCTTGCAGACTCAGAAGATGACTGGGCCAGATCCTAAACCACGAGAGTACCAATACGGTAACGAAGATCCAGAAACCCTCAAACGATGGGCAGAATCAAGATGTAGATGGGAACATTTCATATGGAATCACGGAGTGGGACAACCTAACGGTGAACTGAAAGATGTATTCAGTCGTATGGTATTCTATTCTAGAAAGTCAGCAGAACTTGTACACTTTACCAATAAATTAAAGATTGGGGAAGATACAATGGCGTTTCTTGAGATGAGACTACACCATGTTAATGGTTTGATAAATATTGGTAGACACACAGAGTTACACGAACCTACTTACATCTATATGTACGATAGTATGGGAGTTAGTAGACAAGAACAAGGACTTACCGAAGATTTACATTCTTCAAGTAGTCATGAGTGGGTAGTTACTTTGTGGGACTGGGTTACAAAGCACAACCTAGTGGAAAGGTATAAGAGTGCTGAAAACTTACAATTTAAAAATTATGAATAACACTGAAATTAAATTAACACCAAAGAACTTTATGTTATTTGCGGCCAAGAATTATCAGAACCCCAAATGCATTGACGAAGATGAATTCCAAGAAGATCTAAAACGATTCAAGTATATCAAAAGATTACTTAATAGATACTACGCAGGCGGAGATCTGTCAGAAAGACTGATACTCAATCATCTGATTGTTCTGTTAAATGTGTTCGGTAACGAACCTTGTGTTGAGATGTTGGCAATGAAGATTCAATTAGAACATTGGCCCACCTTAAAACCATTCCTAATCTATCTACGTGCATTGAAGAATGACGAGTTTACTGGGATTAAAATGGATAAAGTTGCGATAAACGTCTTACGTGAGATCGCCCGATTATAAATAAAGATAAACCTTTTGAGAAAAGATTAACATGGGAATTTTAAAATCAGCAGCGGATCTAGTCTATACAATTAGATTTCTGAAACTATTAGTAACTAAGTTCGAAGATACAGATGCGTTCAAAGCAGGTATCATCGATAAAGACGGTAAGAAGAATAAAGACTTCAATACTAATAGTATGGACGATCGTGAAGCATACCGATCACACTACACAGCGTTTCATAGACTTGTTTTCAATTTAAAAAGAATCATGGCGAAAGTGCCTGGCGGTCAGTCAGTCGTTGCACGTTATGGAGCTGCACTCGCATTGATCAAAGAACACGGTGAACTAAGTGATCACCAAATCATGAAGATACATGATAAGACAGGTATCGATATTTTAGATGTTCTCGCAGAAGATTCTCAATGGTTTATAGTAGAGGGTAACAAACTGGGCGAAGGTGTCTATCGAATGAAACACGATTGTATGACTACAGAATGTCTAGAGATTGTAGGTAAAGACGATAGGATACGTGTAAACGATGGTACACCAGTTATGGAAATTCTTGGTTTAAATATATATGAGGCACTCCACATAAGGTCTGGTCAGAATGTACTCATAACGACAGGGGACATAAAGTGAGTCATAACAACAACGAAAAACAACTCGATATGGATACTGCCATATCATATCACAATAAGTTAACTGCTGACAATCCAACATACTATCATACTGCATTCGACAATAAAACGATTGATATGTTCGATCAACTGTTCCTAACAACAGATTGTAACCGTGTATTAGAAGTTGGTTTTGGTAGTGGTATGACTGCATTACATATGTTGTGGCAAGATCGTGGTATCCGATATAAAGCAATTGATGATGACGAAGGTGCATTAAAAAACATGAGACTCATGAACGGTTGGTTCGGTGAGCAGTTCGCATACGAGATAGTCAACAGTAAAGAATATAACTTACAATCAGATATTACTGAGTATGGTAAATATGATCTGGTTATTCTTAATGGTTCAGAAGAACTTGAAGACGTAAAGGATGATATCGCAATGGCGGTACGTTCTAATCCAAAATATATCTTTGTGGATAACACAGAAAATCTAGACGTATACAACGGTATCAAGTTTTATTTAAATCAAGAAGATTTTGGGTATAGATGGTACAAGAATATAATGTACAATCGTGCTTGGTTTGACAAATATACTGGGAACTATGTGGTAAAAGAGGTCAACGTCTCTTTATTGGAAAAAGAGGAGTTATAAGTATATGAAGAACTTTAAAGATTTTATAGAAGAACTCGGTGGTACAACTACAGGCTCTGTAGTCGGAGCAGGAGATGATTCTTCTACGGTGGTCATGCGTAAGAAATATGACCGCAAGAAAAAACGTAAAGACATCGAGAAGGTATTAAAACGAATAACAAATAAGTGAGGTAAAAAATGGTAAGTGGATTATTAGGAAGTCTTTTAGGTTTTGGTGGTTCGGTCGTTCCAGCGATCACAGATCACTTCAAAACGAAGGCAGACAACAAATTTAAATTAGAACAGATGACTCATATGGCGGAACTCCGCAAGATGGGTTTCGACCAAGATGTTAAGATGTATGAACAACAAGCATCTGATAACGAACATCAACGATTGATCGATCATGATATCGCAATCGCACAATCAACAGGATTCGTGGCAGGACTCCAGAAGTCAGTCCGTCCTGTAATCACATATTGTTTCTTTGGACTATTTGCAGCTATAGAAGTCTCTCTTCTAATAGATGCACTTGAACAAGGTGTAGAATTATCTGCCGCCTTGAATGTCCTTTGGGATGATGACACTAAGGCGATCTTCGCAGCTATAATTTCTTTCTGGTTTGGTTCTAGGGCTATTGACAAATCACGTTCAAAGTGATATAATACCCCCTAATTAAAACTAACACAGAAAGGAATAACATTGAGCAAAGAATTCATAGACTACGGTGACGCCGTGTTTTTCATCAAGGAAGGTGAAGACACTGCGTGGATTCGAAAGATGCAAGATGATTACGACCAAGCAGGGAAAACCAGTCGGTTATTTTATATCCCTGTAGATGGTTGCGATGATAAATACCTTCACCCCCATAGATTTATTGTAGAGAACTACGATCAATCTTTGACGAACCACATGTTGTGGGAAGGTATTTTTGAAGAAGAAGACCAGATGACCTACATGGTTAAGGCCCTTCGGGAATTTCAAGAAACAGGTAAACAACTACTCATAGAGAAAGTGGACTTCAATGAAGAAGCGCCTATCTTCGACTATGGAAATCGTTAAACGGAAAAACAATAATGAAAGTAAAAATTAATAAATCTATGGATGACCTACTCGCCTCATACGCAGTAGGTATGTTGAAAGATTTCTACTTAACAGATCATGAAGATTCACCACAACAAGCATATGCAAGAGCGGCCACAGCATGGTCGAAATACAAGGGAGAACTAGATCCAGAACTCGCACAACGTCTGTATGACTATGTGAGTAAGAAATGGTTTATGTTTGCATCCCCTGTATTGTCTAATGCACCTAATGGTCAGAATACAAAAAGTAAAGGAATGCCTATCAGTTGTTTCTTAACTTATGTACCTGACACACTGGAAGGTTTGATTGGTCATTCTTCTGAGTTGAGATGGTTATCTGTATATGGTGGTGGTGTCGGAGGACACTGGAGTGATGTGCGTACCGTAAGTGATATTGCGCCTGGCCCAATGCCATTCTTACACACCGTTGATGCGGACATGATTGCATATCGTCAAGGTAAAACACGTAAAGGTTCATATGCGGCCTATATGGATGTGAGTCATCCAGACGTTATCGAATTTCTGAACATGCGTATACCTACAGGTGACGTACAACGTAAAGCATTGAACCTACATAACGCACTTAATATCAGTGACGAGTTTATGGAAGCGGTTAAACAAGGTACATCCTTTGATTTACGTGATCCAAAGGACAACGCAGTAAAAGAAACTATTGATGCTCGTAAACTATGGGAACGTATCCTTGAGACACGATTCCGTACAGGTGAACCATATCTAAACTTTATTGATACTGCAAACGCAGATCTACCACAACCACTAAAGGACAAAGGACTAAAGATTCACGGTAGCAATCTATGTAACGAGATTCACCTACCTACCGATGCAGAACGTACAGCGGTTTGTTGTTTGTCTTCTTTAAATCTGGAGTATTATGATGAGTGGAAAGACACCACTATTGTACAAGATCTTGTTCGTATGCTTGATAATGTCCTTGAGTATTTTATCGACAACGCTCCAGACACGATTGAAAGAGCAAAATACTCAGCCGCACGAGAACGTTCGATCGGTCTCGGAGCAATGGGATTCCATTCTCTACTCCAGAAGCATGGTGTCGCATGGGAATCAGAGTCCGCACGAGAGATCAATAAAGTTGTATTCGAAACAATCAACTCTCGAGCACACGAAGAGACAGAACGACTCGCACAAGAACGAGGAGAATATCCAGACGGTGAAGGATCAGGCAAAAGAAATTCACACCTTATGGCAATTGCACCGAACGCCTCCAGTGGAGTAATCCTATCAACGAGTCCATCTATTGAACCGTTGAAGGCGAACGCATATACACACAGAACTAGAGCGGGATCGTTTCTAGTTAAGAACAAGTACTTAACCAAGTTACTTAATGAGAAAGGTGAGAACAATGAATCGAACTGGACTTCAATCATTACTAACAAAGGTTCTGTACAACACTTACCATTCTTGACTGAGGGTGAGAAGGCAATCTTCAAGACTGCCCAAGAGTTGGATCAGATGTGGGTTGTAACTCACGCATCTGAACGTCAACCATTCATCTGTCAAGGTCAGAGTGTTAACCTATTCTTCCCTGCTGGTGCAGAGAAGTCTTACGTAAGTAGAGTGCATTATAGTGCATGGGACAAGGGACTGAAAGGTCTTTACTATTTACGTACCGAAGCAAAACAACGTGCAGAGAATGTATCTGACAAAGTGGAACGTGTTGCACTTGCAGAAGATTCACGTACAATTGTTTACGGTAAAAAGAATTGTCCCTATTGCCAAATGGCAAAAGATGAGTTAAAATTACGTGGTGTCCAATATGATTATATTGATCTTGCGGACATAGGTAAGACAGCTGCTGAAGTTACTGGTCGTAAAGTTAAAACCGTTCCACAGATATATATTGAAGGGAAATATGTCGGTGGTTGGGAAGAACTACAAGCATACTTTAACAAGACCGTTATCGACAACGATGAAGATGACGAGTGTAGAGCGTGCGAAGGTTAGTAATCTTTGGTGATAGTTATGTACAAGGTTGGAGAGGTAAGCCAGGCAATAGTACATTGTCTGAGATGCCGTTTGGTAAGGTACTAGGTGAAAGTCTAGGTTGCGAGACGGTTCTTATCGGCCGAGCAGGTCACTCCAATCTTGCTATAATGGATGATGTTGTTCGATGGATTGAAGAGAAAGATACATCTAATGATGCATTCTTAGTTGTGTGGAGTGACATGGTAAGAATGACAGTTAGAGATCCTAATTGTGAGAACCATCGATTTAAGGGTTGGGAATACCCATTATGGTTGAGGCACTATCCCGATAGTCCTGATCCATTTGATACAATGCATGATCCACAGTATGCACGACTACTAAGTATGAGTTCTTACCATACAGTAAAAAATCTCTGTAAAGAGAAAAATATACCCTTACGGATGACTAACAGTATTGATCATCAAGGACTTATTGACAACTTTTTTGATACACAATTTAGGGGTTGGATACGTGAAGATGATCCAGATTACATAGAACCTAGTAATCACTGGAATACGTTATTCGATATTATATCTGGGACGTGGTTGATTAAATCAAAGAAACCAATTCCCCAAGAGTGGAGACAAATGCTCGGTAATGAGTCAACGAGAAATAAACGTTTCGTTACCGATTGTTGGCATCCAACAGACGAAGCAAACATATTAATAGCAAACAAACTTGAGCCGTACATCAAGACAATATTAGAGGAATAAATGGCATTACTAGAATTTTCAAAAACATACAAACCATTCAAGTTTCCTTGGGCAGTAGAACTGACTAAGAAACATGAAGAGATTCACTGGGTAGAAGATGAGGCTGAACTCTCTGAAGATATCCAAGACTGGAGAACAAAACTCTCTGAACAAGAAAAAGAATTTATCACCCAAGTACTACGATTGTTTACACAGTCAGATGTACAGGTGGGTGAGAACTATCACGAGTTACTGATTCCAAAGTTCAAGAACAATGAGATCCGTAACATGTTATCTTCATTTGCAAACCGTGAAGGTGTACACCAACGTGCATACGCACTATTGAATGATACACTTGGTTTACCAGATGAAGAACATCATGCCTTCCTTGAGTACAAAGAAATGGCAGACAAGATTGACTTTATGAAAGAGGGAGATATCAACTCGCATACTGGTCTTGCACTTGTACTGGCACAATCTGTATTTAATGAAGGTATGTCTTTATTTGCATCATTCGTGATGTTACTTAACTTCCAACGTTTCGGTAAGATGAAAGGTATGGGTACAATTGTTGAGTGGTCTATACGTGACGAGACTATGCACGTACAGGGTAATGCAAAACTATTTCGTGAGTTCTGTGAAGAACATCCACGTATCGTAAATGATGAGTTGAAATCAA